CCAATCGAAGATAAATAGAAGGAAAGTAAAAAATACCGTTAGACAGACTTGACAGATACGAAAAACGCATGTTATAATAAATTATAAGCAAGCTACTAGTATGGTTGTATATCTCCTATAGGTAATCTGTTTGTATTGTATTTGGTTTATCTTGTATGGTTTCTGTTCTATAGGTCTTTGTCACTATCCTGTCACTATGCTTGTGCTATTCTCCCTAGTTTCTATGGTTCGTATGGTAGTGTGTTCTATCTATGGTTCGTATGGTAGTGTGGTATTGTTGGTATCCACACGATTATTACATTGTCAATGGTTTTCCTATTGAACCAAACTACCATCCAGATTAAACAAGCTTATCTCCCACATGCCACCACCAATAGACTTGAAGTTAAAGTTATACACCTTACCCTGTGATGTTGTCTTAGGTGTGGCTGAGAATCCCTCGTCTTCTATAATTAGATTTCTTGTCTTTGTTGGTATCCACAAACGTCCTGTGGGTTGATCTGAGAAATAAGATCTCATTGCTGCTACTGTAGGTGCTGCCATAATGTTAATCCTCTTTTGGTGGGTAATATACCTCAATCAAGTCTTTCGATGGTTTGAACGTCACAGTTATGAGCTATTTGGTAAAGCCTTGCTTTATAGTCACTACCAGAGACGTATGCGTATGACTCGCCAGATGCAGTTGTGATTACAAAATAAATAATGTTTCCGCGAGTGTAATATACCATATGCCTCATGAATCTCTCCCTCTTTTCTCGACTTGATGAAAGCTATTCTAAGCTAATCTCCCCTGTACGTCAACTTAATTCTCTGATTTACTAGCATGACTCCGCCGAGTAACCAGAGTTGAAGCGTCTTCATTACTTACCTTCTTATAGTTATAGTAGATCTTCTGTGAGGTCCCTGAGTCCACTATACTCATCAGTAACCCAACGGTCCAAGTGGATTCTAAGAGCCACGCTGTAGCCATCCTTAGACAGCGTTACGATGGCCCTGCCTTCCTTCCACATGGTGATAACCTCTGCTGCATTAATCATTTTATCTCTCATTTTGTAATTACACTCCCTTAGATGAGTTATTAATCTTACGCACTTCCCTGTGCATTTGTCAAACCACTTAATCTAAGCGTGAACTTGCATAAGCTTTGAAGCCATACTTGCAGAATACTTCTGCTGCTGCTCTTGAGCCTGCTTCCAGTGTGTCAATGTTCTGGGACGGAAAGTTGGATGGGTTCCAAATCTGGAAGTTCTTATCCCAAGCTTTATTAATACCAGCAGCCTTGAGAGCCTTACCAAGCTTTGTATTGCCTCGGATAGACTTACCCTCGTCGTCTCGGATAACAACCCAAGAGAAGCCACAAGAACAAGAGCCACCATCAACGCCTTGCATAGTTTCATGGAAGAAAGTATTAGCTGCATCCTGTGCTGCCAAGGTAGCTTCTTCTTTCATTGCCAATAAATCATAGGGTGAATAGTACATAAGTTATTCTCCTGTGTTGATGTGATGAAGTAATCTTATTTGATATCAGGACCAATGTCAATACTGATCGGATAAACCAGCTTCATTCTTCCAGAGCAGCTTCATAGTCACCCCCAGCCATTGATAAAGATATGCCGCAGGCCATTGGTCCTTTACCTGTAATGTCCATAAGCTTGCTTATCTTTTCCTCGTTTGTCATTAGTTAGTCTCCAACCTTCTTACCAGCTATGTCAACAGGCTCTTCAGCCCAACGTTTTTTGAACTTTTTCAACCTAATTGATAGGTCTGCTTTTTTAGCCATTTCATTGGCGACTATCTTGTGGTCCAAGGCTTCATTAAACTCTCTCCACTGAGAGTAGCTGACGTTAACACAACTAACCCCATCATCATCAATATCTGCCCGCAATAGAATATCCTTACGGATTGCCTCACATGCCTTCAGTAGTCGGTCAAAGTCTCTCACAGTGACTCCCTCAATAGCAAGGTAGACAATTCTTTAATTGCATCTACACGACTATAAGCAAAAAGCTATTCAACACCGTAGACGGTATCTTCATAACAAGCGCCTTTAAAATTACCACCAATTTGCGTCTTTTGTAGAAGAGTAACATAATCGGCAAGCTCTTGCATTTTAATCATTTGTAGTTCAAGCGCAGTTATTCGCTTTACAAGGGCTTCGTTGTCTGTCTTTAGAGCGGATATTCCCGAGTCTTGTGATTCTTTCTTTGGATGGAGAGCTCCTAGCATCTCAAGCAAATCATGTTCATCGAGGTAAGTATACCACCTGTTTGGTTCAATACAAATTTCATTATCATCATCGACGCGAAAGTATATTTTATTACTTGCAGTTGTTGGCATAAAACCCTCCCTATTTATTTAATAAGTTTTTTATACAGTGGAATTCAACGTTGTTGCTAAAGTCGTTGATAACCCGTTCCTTATAAGATTGTGTTTGGAACATTGGCTCTTCAAAAGAAGACAAAGCAATAGAATCAAGCTTCTTACGTAGGTGTTGTGGCATATCAAATTTCTTTTCCATTTTGCCCACGGACTCCAATAGATAGCCTATAGTAGCGCCCCCCTGTCTGGCAGTCATAATCCTGTTGGCCATTTCCCCAAGACCTTCACAATAGCTTATCACGTTGCTTGGAACAAGACCTTCCGCCTGAGCTGACGGAACAAACCCTGTGGATAGTACTAAAAAAGCTAACACACTCATGTACTTACGCATAATAATCCCCTTAAAACATATCTACAAAACCAAGAACACTACCAACTGGACCCATGAAGATAGCAACTGCTTTTATAAACAGATAACCACTTACCTCTCCAATAGCTGGTGATGCCGCAAACCCTTGAATTACTTGCACTATATTTGCAACATAGCCTACAAGAAACACCATCCAAATAACAGCAATAATTGTCATAAAAACCTCCTTATGTAACCTTACAAAATGGACAACCCGATAAGTAGTTATGTTGACACAATGGAACCCCAAGGTCAGTACATTCATCAACAATAATCAAATCTGCTTCCAAACCAGTAATCTTTTCTTCTTTCTTTTCATCAGTCTCCACACGCATCTTGTACTTAGGTGAACGAAGATCCCGTTTGATGTGACTCTCTTTTGTGGAACTAGCCATTGCCGGTCTCCTTAACTACCACTTAACTGTAAGAAATGGTGAAGCCTTCCCTGCGATGTACTTAAAAGTCATTATGCAGGTATAACCATCATCTTCAAGCAGCATAACAACCTTTTCCTGCCAACTGTCTTCATACAAAGGCGCAGATGCATTCTCAAAACCTAAGTCGTACACTAGCAGGTAGTCGGTAGACCTGCAAGCACTTTCAATACGTGTTTGGATGGTTTCCCGAGTGGTGGTAATTAAGTTCTTACGCATCGAGACCATCATTTCGTAACTCTCTTGCTCAGGTGTCATAACATTCCCCTCTGTGTTGAATACTGTGTCGAAGAACTCTGAGAAAAACTTTAAGATATTTTTAATCATATGTCACCTCCAATTGCAAAGTTTAATTTTCTGAATCTTCCTTGCGACATCATTGCTATATTCTACACCATTTGACCAATTATAGCCAGAATTATATGATGCCCAAATTTTATGCCAATTACTCCCGTAGTTATCTTTCCAAAACTGAAGGTTAATCATAGCAAACTCTGCTGCTAATTGGAAGTCTTCTATCAATAATTGTGCAGCGCGATTACGATTAAAGTTTGTGTCTTCCCACTTGAGGTAGACTAGTGCGTTGTCGATAGTGATGTGGAAAACAGAAAAAGATGGATCTTGAAGATTAATCATGTATTTACCTGCTGATGATTCTTTCCAAGCAATAGCAGCCAGAGAATATGACATATCTTTTTGCTTACCGATCTGGAAAGCTCTGTACATTACCCTCACCTGACGCTCTGTGAAGCCCTCTGCTGTCAATGTGGGGCAAGAGTGGACCGAAGCCTCAGATACAAACGGAATGCTCAGTAGAATCACTAGAAGAATTGCTTTATACATAGCTACCTCATTTTTAGACAAAATAATAGGGAGCCGAAGCTCCCTTAAAATAACCTTCCAACTTATTTGTTGAAAGTGTGAGTAACACCGTCAGCAACTATCTTGTAAGTTGTCTCGGAGTTAGCTGAACGCCAGCAAGCCTTTGCAGGTGTACCTTTTGATGCCAACTGAGAGTCAAACACTGAGATCAGGTTTGGATGCTTCTCTTTACGAGTAGCGACAGCTTTCTGATACTTCTCTGCTGCTTCTGTGCCTACAATGCCTGCCGTGACTTTCTTGTTGAATACAACAGTACGCTCACTACCATCAACCTTCAGGAAGCTGATTGAAACGAACTGAGTAGCGTTGCCGATAAGTGCCTGAACTTTAGACAATTTCTTTTGATCGCACATAGTATGTTACCTCTTTTGTTTCCGTTTGATTGCTTAGTTTGTGTATATTACCTGTAAACCTAGGTCAAGTCAAGTCAATAGCCAAATAAAATCTTTGTAACACTATTTCTGTCCTTAATCCTCTTGACATAGCACAACTGGACCACTTCCTCTGCTGTATACTTCTGGCAATCACACCAAGACAGCCGAGGATAAGTCCTTGAACCCCTACGATGATTGAGTTTTAAGCACCAAATTTTCATAACCATATCCTCATAATAAGATAGATAAACCAAAACAAAACTGCAAGAATAACAAAAATGCTACCCCAAACTGAGTAATCGTCTCCTATCCAACTATCGCTGCTTATACTTAGCAGTGAATCTAACAACAGCATTACAACGGCAACTGTTGAAAAAGTTAATGCTAAGTTAAGAATTATTTCCACGACGCCCCCCTGCTTTTTTGACCATCCTACTATACGATGGGTGTAGATCATTCAGGCAACCCTTGTCCGTTGCCCATCTCGACACTGTGTTACTGAGCATAACATGCCCGCAAGAAAAACACCAGTTTTTTCCACCACTAGTTATCATTGGCCCATGTGCTTGATAAAAATAGACTTCTTTATCGGAACTTTGATTTGATGACTGGTGCTTGCTCATAGAAACCCTCCCATCCTTTGCCTGCGTTATAGTCTGTGCAGTTTTCAAGCTTTGATTCAATCACTGTAACATCTTCACCAAAAAAATACAGGGTATCATCACTGTAGACCCCCAGTAAGTAATCGTCATCAATAATACCAACACGGTGTAGCTCAGAGTACGTTACATAATAACCATCACACCAAGTTCCAGCGATAACCTTCTGACCATGTATGTTTCCATCAAAGCTGTATCCAGACTTGAGTAGCTTTACCAGCATTTTATTTCTCCTGTCTTGTGATTCGATAAGAAGTATTGTCCACCAATAGCTCATTGGAGTCAACAGTTTCGGATTATTTATTTCCATGAAAAAAGCCTGCCAGAAAATATCCCGACAGGCTTTTTTGTATTTTATCTTACTTCTGTTGAATACCTAGTGGTATATAAGCACAAGTACGCATCTTAGCTCCATCTGAGTATCTTGGAACAGCTACAACGTCTTTTGGTTGAACACTAACCGCCAACAGAGTAGTTGCCCAGCCACTGGCGTAGTGCAGACTACCAACATGCAAACCATTAGAACAACTTTCATCAGAATCATCATCTACCTCGGAGCGATCAACTCGGATTTCGTGTCCAAAGTTACCGTTGTAGATCTGACCGTTCTGGTTGACTTCCACTGTAGGACTAGACTTAATAGCCCCTCTCATTAAACTGTAAAGGTCTTGTTGGACACCCTTCCAAGCTGCAATAGTACCGTCATCGTTGATAGTGATACACTCATTCTTCAAAAAGCGATACAGATCTTGGATAGACTTAAAGCTTACATTATCCATCAGGTTATCAAGAAACTTAATTAGCTTTCCATAGTCACCACTTTCACGGCCATATGTCTGGACAGTAGTGATAATGTCATCACAAAGGTCTTGAGGCACTGCACGTTCACTTCCATCTGCCTTGATGAATACAACGCTATCGCCTTCAACATCAACTCGTACACGCCCAACACTAGACGCTGCAATAGATGCTCGTGTGTCCATAAGCGTAAACGCCCTTTGAAGTGTCAGTTTGTCCTGACTTGCTACAATCATTGCACGGATCTCTGCAAAACCACCGCTGTGTTTATTTACATTACGGTTAATGACTTCGCCAGACTCTTTATCAACACGAACGATGCTTACAGAGTCTTGAGGTGCAACTACAAAGTAATCTACATCTGTATCTTCAGCGATATCTTCAGCAACGTAAAGCTCTAGGTCAGAATCTTGGTAAATATTCTGCGTACCATTATCCCAGAAGACGGTAACTGTAAGTTCGTCATGTGTTATAGTCTGGTTTCTTCTATCTGAAACAGTTCCAACAACACCCACAGGGTTGCTAGGCTCTTCTCGATTGTAGTATGCAGACCCTTCAGTAATCATCACACGATCACCAATAGCAGCTTCGTAGTATTTTTACCGAAAGTAACCGTATCTGTAGTTTTTCTACATCAACAACTGGCATAGCAATACTAGCACTTAGTACTGGGTTTGCATCCATAAGTTCAGCAGTAGGCACATACTTCACGTTCTCTCGGTCTCCGTTAATATACCCCCAGAATGGGATTGAATCCCACATTGGAGAATCAATGTCAATAACTGTAAAGCTTTCTCCATTTTCTGTTGTAAGAACAGAGTCTTCCCCGTTATTATCAATAAAAGCCTGAACTTCATCAATACAACGGCGAACAGTTTTTCGGCTTACACCAAAACTTTCCCCCATTTCTGTCAGAGTGTGTTCACCTCTTACATCGCGTAGATGCATAGTTACCTTTTGGTTCGTATTAACAATAGATACTGTCATATTTATTTCTCCTTCTTTTGTTTAAGATACTCTATGTATTCTTTTGTGTCTTCAACTTCATCATCCTGCATTGAACTTGATAGTACAGTATTAAGAAGTCTGTTGCTATCTCTCAGTTCTTCAATCGAAGCCTCAAAATTTTCTATATGCTTTTCGATAACACTCACACAGGTGATTAACTCTGATTTAATTTTAACAGTCTTCGGCAACCACTTAGAGCACATTGGATAGCTTTGCTCAAACGAGTCCACTAGCCCCTTAAGTGCTAAATATTCAGGCAATACTTTGAATTTTGTACTAGAATGCCTCCGCAGTGTTTCTTTAGTTTTTTGAACCTTCAGTCCCGAACTATTTGCCTTAGATAGAATTAAATCCTGCAAGCTGTTTTTAAAAGTACGTTTTATTTTTCCTTCATTGTTGCCATTGTATGCGATAACCCCGTCAAGGTCAATCTCTTCCATTACCTCAGTCAATTCATGACCAGTCATATACTGTCCAGCGACTTGGATAAAATAAGTACCCCCAGAGCTGTCGCAATATGCCCAGCGCGAGGTATCTATATCAGAAAAGTCTTTTACAAAATATGAAAAACCTGATCTACCCTTCGGTCTAATCTGCGCCCTAATGGTTTTACTAGCCAAGCCCCCAGATGCATATTTATTAGCAGCCAGTTTACCATCCCAGAAGCTGGAAGTATAGATAATACTATAACAACCATAAGTAATATCCGAGATAATAGCTTCAAGTGTTGCCGTAAGAACAGTATTCTTGTCAGACACAACCATAATTTTTCGGCGCAATGCGTGGTTCTGCTTGATAGCATCCTTTACACCAGACTTACGGCCACAGTCATTAATAATAACTTGCACAGTATAGGGATCAGATGACAAATCTCTAGTAACAAGGGTATTGAATGGTGCGCTATCTACCCGCTTACTTCTAGCCTCTAATCTCGAATTACCATAATCCCCGTAAAATGCAATGTCATAATTTTCTGAATATGAATGAGCGGTAGTCAAGTCCATGGTTTTTAGAAGAGACCCAACAGTAAAACCGTTGATAACCTCGTCCTTAACCATAGCCCGTTCATGTGGAGTCATTCCGTTATAGACTTCAAAGACAGAACTCATTTGCTGTGCTTTAGCGATACTATTCTTTTGAAAATTAACTCGAATTAAGTCCAGCTTTTTCCTAATATTTTCCTTTGTACGGTCGTCAAGTGACAGTGTTTCCCGACTAGCAGCAACATCTGCTTCACCAATCGCCAACCTAATAAATACATTTGCGCGCATCTTATCAAGCTGATTAAGAAATAGGTTTAAATCACCTTGGTCCCTTGATCTAACATCATCCATATCTAAATCGTAAGCTACAGTACCCATAACAACTTTAAAATTTACACCAGAACGATAACCATTTTGAGGCTCAAAGTGATAGCCGTATTCATCAATTGCGTCGAGGATAGACTCTTCAACGTCATAGTCAAGTGTCTTATTAAGTGTTGGCTTAACTTTAAACCAACTGTACACTTTTTCAGCGCAAGCAATAAACTCGTAGATGTCGTGGTTAGATACATCGACAGTGATTTTAACACCATTAGAACCAGTCCAAGGACGGCTGTACAACTTAACCACCTCTGGCTCACCTGACTCTCCAATAGACGCTGTGAACACCGCTTCAACACCATCTTTACGTGCGGTGATAGAGAAGCTGTCTGTGTAACTGAAAGGTGTCTTAGAGCCAAGGCCAAGAGCGCCAATTACATCATTATTTTCAGTCTTTGTAGATTCAAAGTAGGTTGTATACACACTGTATACCTGCTCTTCTGATAGTCCTACACCAAAATCCTCTACAACGAACTTAGGATCAAGTGGAGTGGGCAAGTGCACGTTAAATGGTAGGTCTGGTACACCTGCTTCAACGTGGCTGTCGAAACAATTGCAGGACAGTTCGCGCACGATAGCTTCTATTTTACGCTCGTAGATGCCAGATGAAAGGATTTGAAAAGCTTTTGCTGATGCATTCACTTTGAACTTCTGAGATCCACCCAGATTGGTGATGGTTTTTTCTCGTGTTGCATCCAATCTCATAATTAATCTCCCCTTGAGGTTTTTGTTTCTCTAGCTGATGGTGGCATCATACCATAATACTGGTGGTCAACCAACCATTTGTTAATAGTTTCTAGTGCTTTTTTGTCAGAGCTTTCGTGAAATAGCTCAGACCAGACGTTAGATATATAGATGTTAACAAAACGCTGTCCTAATCTGCATTGATCGTTTGTCTGGAAGCTACACAGCTCCAAGCTCGTCTCATTTTAAAGATTTGGCCTACGTATATGTCTCCAACATAAAATGCAGAGACTGCCTCGCCTAAACTTTTGTATTTAAAATCTAACACTTTGTCGTCTACTAGTACAGAATACATTATTAATCTCCTGTATATTTAATATGGACCCCGATACGGGAATCGAACCACTTGAACTCTGATCTGCACCATTCACTAGTATAACGCAGGTTTTTGTTCAACGTATCACTCTCTGAAGGGAGTAGCTTTTCCGTTAAGCTAATCGGGGATAAACTTTTAAACTTATTTGATAAGTCTTTACAAGGGCAGGAATTGCCCAACCTAAGTCTAGTTAGCTTCTAGACTCACACACTACGCTTCGATAGCTGCTAAACCCGCGTAGCCTTGTAAAAGACTTATCAAATAAGCTCTCGATCACCTGAGAACTTATTCTATATCTAATCACTCTCTTCTGTCAAGCTTAAGTGTACGTTACTTTTGCTGTACTTGCCCTACCTCTAACTTCAAGTACTAGGAAGTCTTTCTCTGGGTAACGCTCAGCAAGCCTCATAGCTTCCCTTGAAGCTGCATCATGGCCTAATTGTACCTTTGTGTTACTTGAGATAGAAATCTTGCCGTTGCCTATCTGAGAGCCTATGATTAAATCGCATTTTTTCAGTGTTGTCATAATTTCCTCAACCTCCAATACGTTCTTTTCGTCTATAGTTAGCTTTCGGTCTGTCCCTTGTTCCTGTAGTGTAAGTATACCAGAACAATGTATGTCTTTGATGTAGAACTTTTGACCACGAAAGAATTCATTCCCGCCACTTGTTACTGCGTATTCTTTTAGGATACAGGAATCACCCACCTTCCAAAAATTTTCTGCCTCCACATCTTCTCTCCTAGTTACCAGAAACCTCCCGCCATCTGCCTCCAAAAGATTAAGATGATCTGAGGCAAATTGACCCTCAATAATAAACCTTTGCCCTATAATAAATGAGTCCCCACAAAGCGTTACTTTGTTTTTTTTCAAAATACACGTAGCGCCTACAGAGTAGTCTTCCATATAAAACTCCTTATCAGATTGTCTTTTATAATCACTATAATGGTGTGAGTTTGGTTTGCTGAAAACAATCTTGTCAAGTTTTATTTATTAAACTGTCTCTGGACAGCCTCAACTTGGATCGCTTTTTTACGCAAGATAAAGTTTGCAGCATCTTCCGCACTCAAGCTAGTTTCCTTAGACAACTTATTAATTGCTTCGATATCCCGAGCATTACTATAGTCTTGTGCCCTTTCAACGTACTCTTGAATTACTGGCAAATATTCTTCAAGCAATTCGTCAAACATTTGTAGGTACTTGTCAATCTCGGTCGTAACTATGGGGGTAAGTTGTGAAACACTGTCCGCAGTGCTTAAAGACTCTTTTGATGAATTGCCCTCACCGCTAAGTAGTTCTTGAATCATCTTTTCTACTTGTTCTTGTGTCATTATTCATCACCTCCAAATAGTGCATTGAGTTTAGCAGAAACCTTCTGATTTCTAGCAAGTTCATAGCCGATATCAGAATTCTGGGCAGAACGTTTGTCAATTTCTTCATCATTTTGACGCTTCTTTTCCTCAAACTGAGCCTCACTCACAGCAAGGTCATCTACCATATTTTTCAGGTTCTGAGTGATCTGTGCAACGGTACGTGGCTGCTTGGACTTACTGTTGTTACCTTTAAACATATTAAGTACTCCTTTTAGTTTGTTTTGTTTCTCCAAGGGCTTCAATGTATCAACACATCCACCCAATTACAAGAACTTTCTCAATTATTTTTAGCCGTTTTCTAGCCAATCTCCTACAATAAAATCACTGAGTTCACCGTATGTATGCACGGATGGCGGTGTATTTCCCCCAAGCGCCTCCATAATCTCGGGGTCAAGAACTTCATTTGCAAAAGACTCAGGACTATTTACAGTATCGCATTGAGAAACAAACGCACCAACAGCACAGTCCTCCCAACTAACTCCAAACTGTCCATCACCTCCATGTGAAATACTCTGACCACGATCTTTTGCATTTACAAATTCAATAAAATTCTCTTGTGTAGCTTCCATAAAAACCTCCTGTCTATTTAAGAATTGTTGTGAACCTTACACCATTTTGTGCAAGACCTCCATTGCTTATTTAAAACCAGAAAGCTCAAGAACACGCTTACGCAATCCTCCCGAACGAGTCAATAGGCGAGAATGAAGGGTTAGACCCCCTGCAATCAAGGCATCGACAATACTTGCCATGCTGTGTGAATCAAAACAATACCCCCGACTACCTACAAGGTGGACTTGCAAGCTTCCCAAAATTAAAAGGCGATCCCTAATTTCCTCAAGTGTAGTAAAGTCATGAAAACTTAGTGGTTGTTCCATAAGAATATAGTCGGAGGCCAAACCTTCAAGCACGTTTGAACCTTCCACCCTAGGTCGCGCATTCTCTGCAAGCACTGCGTTACTTTCCGCCATTATTTTTCTCCTTTAGTTTTATAAACTTCTGTAGTTACTTTATACTTCTCAGGCCACTTACTGTACGCATCTTCAAATTGTTTTGCAAGCGATTTCGCATCTGATTCGTAATGACACTCTACACCTGTGCGCTGAGTTACGCCAAACACCTTAAGTTCGCCATGCACTTTACGCACATCAACTTCACCAATAGTTTCATCTTGTGCTTCTAAATCAATCTTAACAAATTCAATACGATACATAGTTAACCCTCTTGGTTTGTTCTCGAATTTCCACAAGAATAAACACATAAGGGTGAAGTGTCAAGTAATTCTTTACAGTTGACAGGTTTAAAAAGTTATGCTAAGCTCCACTACAGAAATCCTGTAGGTATTCTATAACATTTCTATAGGTATTCTGTAGGTATTCTATAACATTTCTATAGGTATTCTACTTGTATGTTCTTATATACTACTACTGTAGAGGGAACTAAAAGAGTGTTTGCAGTATCCCAGTAAACACTGTAGCCTTCAAAAATAAATTGAGTTTAGGAGAAACCTATGAATTTGTTTGTTACAGACAGCAATCCATTTACTTGTTCTAAAGAACATTGTGATGTACACTTGCGGAAAATGATTGTAGAAACAGCCCAGTTGCTATCTACTGCTCACACAGAACTTGACGGTGTTCAAGTGGCTTACAAACCTACACACAAGAATCATCCTTGTACTGTTTGGGTAAGAGCTGACTATAAAAACTACAATTGGACTAGAGAGTTATTCTATTTTCTTCTAAAAGAGTACGAATTTAGATTCAATAAGCAGCACAAATCTGGGGAACACTTGCACAATCTAATGATAGTGCCACTCAACATCGCAGGTAGTCGCACAAATTCTTATGGTAAGCCAGATCCCGAGGGTTTTGTCACAGCAATGCCTGACAATTATCTAGAAAACTCTGTCGAGACCTCCTACCAAGATTACTTGAATGACAAGTTCAAGGAATGGCGCAGTCGTGCCCGCCCCATGAAAGTTGAGTGGACCAATCGGCCCAGACCTTCGTGGGTTTCTACATAAAAACCTGTCGAGACCTTGACAATTCTATGGCTAGTCGTGTACTATCCCTCCACACAGAAGCTAAGAGGATTTTTTATGAAAAATGATATGCATGAGATTGCCAACACAATGTTAGGGCTTACTAGAAGCAAACCTACACAAAAAGATAATATTACAATTTCTTCAGAAAGACCGTTCGTAGTTTGTGCAGATCCGTCTGACAAAACTGTTCTTGATTTTTTGCTGAATGCAGGCAAGAATGGCGAAGAGTTTGTGACACAGCCTTGGATGCATACCTACTGGCACAAGTAGAGGCGAGGTTTCGTCACAGAATGCAAACCATATCTTTAATTACGACTACCACGATGCCCTTAAATGAAGATTTGTATTTACATCTAGATAGTATGGAGCGCCAAGCCTTTGCAAAGTATTCCTTGCGAGTTCCTTGGCACCTTGAGGCTATGAACTGGGGATCTAAGGGTTTCGATGTTAAGATTGCTGTAGATGCTTTTGACCATTTTAAAGCAGACCTTGAAAACTGAGGGAGTATTTTTCCCCCGCCCAAAATTTTAGGAGAACTTGTGAGTAATTTAAAAAATAGATTGAAAAGTAAGTTGACTATGCAACAGGTTTTAGCTAACCTTGACGCTAGATTTAATGTAGTTCTTAACGAAGATAGACATCAGCTTCCTAGAGTCCCGCATAAGCATTCACAAGCTACAATAAAACGTGAAGAGTTTGAATGTTTGCAGAAAGAAATTGCTAACTTGCGATTTGAAATGGAAGAAAACTTAATGGAAGAAAGATTTATGGAGGTTTTACATGGATCAAAATGCGATTAATAACAAAAGGAATATGGTAATGGATTTTACTAGATACAATAGCTTGGAAAACACCTACAGACAAAAAGCTATAGACAGTTGCCACACACTTGGAATTCCTGAGTGGGTAGCTCTTGAAAAAATACATGGATCTAACTTCTCATTTGTATGCGATGGAGCAAGCGTGTTGCCTGCAAAGCGTTCTGGAATCATACCTGTTAGTGAGAGTGGAGTCTATGACTTCTACGGGTGCAGCCTTGTGGTAGAAGAATACAGTGATAAAGTTATGGAGTTGTCTTATTTTATGGGTGGCCCTATCCAAGTATTTGGTGAGTTGTTTGGTAATGGTGTTCAGCAGGGGATAAACTATGGTGAGAAAAATTTTGTTGCTTTCGATATTCTTTTAGATACTGGCGCGTTTATTGACTGGCCTACAGTAAAAACCTTGTGCGCTCTTTTTGATATCCCAACCGCACCAGAGGTAGGCAGAGGAACTTTGTCTGAATTACTCAGTATCTCCCCAGAATTTACATCTAAACTCTGTGAGGATGCTGCGGAGGGTTTTGTAATCAAACCGTTGTGGGTAGATGCAAAGATGGGTAATGACTCTAGAGCAATATTAAAGCAAAAAAGTGTGGCTTTCTCTGAGAAAAAGCAAAGCTCTCCAAAACAGCCTCATGTAATGTCAGAAACAATTAAGCCAATATTTGAAGACTTTTTGGCCTATATTAATGACAACAGACTAAACAACATTCTTAGTAAGACCAGTGATGTAATAACTCAGAAAGACTTTGGTAAGATTATGGGAATGCTTGTTCAAGATGCCAAAGATGAATTTGAGAGAGACGAATACGAAATAAGTAAAAGCGACTGGAAAGAAATTAGTAAGTATGTTGTAAAAGAAGCTTCAGTTGTCCTCAGAGAAGATTGGTTAAATATTTTAGATAATTACAGCGACAATTCATAAAGGAGAATTAAATATACTACGACTTAGTGTTATTGAGGTTGCTTGCATGGGCCTCACTAAGCTTGGGAAATTTAGACACCCAAGGTTCATAAGAGAAAGATTTGATAAACCAGTATCCGAATGTTAATAGGAGAAAACTATGATTAAATTAAGTGTTTCTACAGGTGTCGAAGGACAACACGGAACAATCCCAGTAGAGTTTGGTCGATTTCCTTGCGGAGAAAGAAACCTGCGTCTGGAAAGCACAAAACAACCAGAGGGGCTTGTATTTGATCAGGTCTCTATCTCTCTGTCTTATGAAGCTGACAACGATCTTATTGATTTGCTATTGCTTGTCGATGCAGTCAAGCGATGCCCTTGGTTACTTTACAGGAACCTTGTGCTGCTGGTTAACTACTTCCCTTACGGTAGACAAGATCGTGTATGCAACACCGGAGAGCCACACAGCTTGAAAGTTGTCGCTGCCCTGATCAACTCATGCGGGTTTAACAGAGTGTACGTTGTAGACCCTCACAGCGATGTTATCGAAGCACTGTTGGATAACGTAGAAATCATTACGATGGATCACATTGTTTTTGCAGCAGACGGTGGGCCTTTTACAGAGTGTGACGCTTACGTATCACCAGATGGTGGTGCTTATAAGAAAGTCAGCAAGGCTGGTCAAGTGCTAGGCAAGCCTATCATTCGTGCAGATAAGATTCGTGACACAATGACAGGTGCATTGTCAGGCTTTGAAGTGTATGCTGATGACCTTACAGGGCAAGAGGTGGTTATCTTAGACGATATCTGCGATGGTGGTGGAACTTTCATTGGTCTTGCTAAGAAGCTTCGTGAGAAAGGCGCAGCTAAAGTTACGCTTTACGTGACCCACGGTATGTTTACAAAGGGTGTAAAAATTCTTTTAGAATCTATTGACGAAGTGTGGTGTTATAGCTACCATGGGCCAGATGAAGATAGACACCTAGTCAACCAAGTGTGGTGTTATAGCTACCATGGGCCAGATGAAGATAGACACCTAGTCAACCAAGTGGAGTTATTCTTAGAATGAAAAAGGATGCAGAAATGAAAGATGAAGATTTTAGTTTTAACATAGACTACGCAAGGTCTCGCGGAATAACTGAACCAGAACTTTTAGCGATGGATACCATCTACGTCTATTTGTTCTGTGTACTTAGAAAACCGTTTCATCATTTTGACACGCACAAAGAAGTTGTTGATGTCATTCAGGCTATGGAGTATACTCTACAACTGTTCTGGAAGTTTCCACTGACAGATGAGAAGCACTCCTACTGGTATCAAGTAGCCGGTTGTAAGTGTCCTAAGATGGACAACTCAGACCCAATGTACAGCGGGCGTAGGATTATTAACATGGCTTGTGAATTTCATGGAGGTAATCTATGAAGTACATTGATGGAGATTTGTTTAAACTGGCTGAGCAGGGTGAGTTTGATATCGTGATTCATGGGGCAAATTGTTTTTGCACTATGGGTTCAGGTGTTGCCCTGACAGTTAAAAATAACTACCCGAAAGCTTTTCTAGCAGACCAATTGACAGAGTCAGGTGATCAGCGGAAGCTTGGTAAGTTTACTCAGGCACATATTGATGGAAAAACATGGCATAAAGTGGCACAGGGTTCTCATGGAGTAAGGACTGTCAACTATAACTTCACGATCATTAACGCATACACTCAATATGGCTTTGCTAATAGAGATATTGTAAATGTTGATTACAAGGCACTTGAACATGCTTTCATGCAAATTAAATTGCTATGGGATATGAACGTACAAGCACCAGCTAGGATCGGAATTCCTAAAATTGGATCTGCACTTGCAGGTGGAGATTGGGGTAGAATAGAACAAATCATTGATAACATTGGTTTTAGTGATATCACTACAGTAATTTACACAGGATAGGAGAAACAAATGAAACTTAATCCATTGACTACGTGTGATTTCTACAAAACATCACACAGACCTATGTACCCAACAGGTACAGAAATGGTATACAGTAACTTTACACCACGTTCTACTCGACTTTTCCCCACTGTAAAATCCGTGGCAGATAATCGTGTGGTCTTTGTAGGACTGCAAGGCTTTATGAAATGGTTCTTGCAGGATGTATTCACAGAAGGCTTCTTTGATAAGCCAAAGACTCAGGTTGTACGTGCCTACAAGCGCCGTATGGATAACGCACTTGGTCCTGACATGGTAACTGTAGAACACATTGAAGATCTTCACGACCTTGGCTACCTGCCACTTGAAATTATGGCACTACCTGAAGGCTCTAAGGTTGATCCAAAAGTTCCTTTGTTCACAGTACACAACACCCTTCCCGAATTTTTTTGGTTGGTTAACTATCTGGAAACCGTATTCAGCAACAGTGTTTGGAAGTCTATTGTAAACGCGACGACTGCTTACCGTTATCGGCAAGTTCTTGAACACTTCGCAGATCTCACTGGAACTCCAAAAGAGGTTGTCGGAATCCAAGCTCACGACTTTAGTTGTCGTGGTATGGGTGGTCCTTATGATTCAGCAATGGCTGGTCTGGCTCACCTAGTATTCTTTGAAGGCACTGATACTATCTCTGCCATTGATTATGCAGAAGATTACTATGGTGCAAACAGTGACGAGGAACTTGTAGGCTGTTCAGTACCTGCTACAGAGCACAGTGTTATGTGCATGGGCGGCAAAGAAACTGAACTCGAAACATTCCGACGACTGATTAAGCTACACCCAGAAGGTGTTTTGGCAATTGTTTCAGACACTTGGGACTTCTGGAAAGTAATCACTGAGTTTGCAGCAGAGCTCAAAGATGAAATCGAAGCACGTCAGCCCAATGCGCTTGGTCTGGCTAAAATTGTATTCCGCCCAGACTCTGGCGACCCTGCTAATATTCTTTGTGGTATTGAGGTAAGGACTCTAACCTCGGAGTATAATTCTCCGTGTAATTTTGACGAGTGGAAAGAAATGGTTGCAGAGGAAATGGATAATCAGTTCCGTGAAAACCTCGAACCAGAAAAACCCCACCAGTCGGAGAAAGAATTTTGGCATTACGAAGGGCAAGTTTTTGAGGTTACTTACGAACCTGAGCTCAACCGTCACGACAAGCGGTATTACTACGTTGATAACTGTGGTGATGACGTTCGTTTTTGTGACTTTAAGCTGGTAGTTCTAACACCAGAACAGAAAGGTGCTGTACAATGCCTGTATGAAAGCTTTGGTGGGACTCGGACAGACACAGGACACCTTATGCTCAATGAGCGTATCGGTTTGATCTATGGTGACTCTATCACTCTGCAACGTTGCGAGGATATTTGCCAACGTCTTGCTGACAAAGGCTTTGCATCCGGTAATGTTGTGTTTGGTATTGGTAGTTACACTTACCAGTACAACACTCGTGATACTATTGGTGCTGCTATGAAAGCAACCTACGGTATTATCAATGGGGAGGGTATTGAGATCTTCAAAGATCCTAAGACCGACTCCGGTGAAAAGAAAAGTGCAAAAGGTCTGGTTGTTGTTAAAGAAGTTGACACACGCCTCCAACTGGAGGATCAGATGACTTGGGATCAAGTATACGGTGCGGATAATGTGATGCGTACAGTGTTTGAAGATGGTCGCTTGACAGATGAAGAAGATCTCGCTACCATTCGTAATCGAGCTAGAGGCTAAGGAGGTATTATGACAGCACAAGAACTAGGGGATGCAATCAACCTGCTAACTGAAGATCAACTCAAGCTTGAGGTTCGCATAGACGCTGATCACGGTCAGACAGCTATGGCTGCTAACTTTGCTGGTCCCGGCCTTATTTATGAGGACGAGTACATGGCAGAGACCGTAGCTGAGGGTGATGAGGAAGATGATCACGTTGCTGTATTTCTACTAACCGACTAAGGAGTAAATGTGAGTAAGATTGAGGGGGTTACTTTTAAAACAAACCTCCCCTGCCCAAAAGAGGGTTGCGGTTCTTCGGACGCCGTGACTCTCTACAAAAAAGTAGACCATAAAGGTAATGAATATCTCGACGGATTTTGTTTTTCATGTCAAAACCATGTGAACTCAAAGACTGTCGAGACCTTTTATGGTGAAGATTTTGATGGAGGGGAATTCAATAACTTTGAAGAAGAGGTAGATGATATTGTGCTAGAAAAGCTTGAAGATATTTTACAGTTAGAGTGCCGTGGAGAACGGAAGCGTAAGCTAAAAATTCCAGTCAATGAAATGTACGGTGTACGTACAGAATTCGATACAACAGGCAAGGCAGTTAAACGGTACTATCCCGGCCATGTGGATGGCACCATCACAGGTTATAAAACCAGAGACCTCACTGTACCAAAGAAAGATAAAAGACACTTCTCCGCTATTGGTAGCATTAAAAACACTAATCAGTTATTTGGTCAGCACCTATACGCTAAGGGCGGTAAGTTTCTGATCATTGTTGGTGGTGAAGAAGATGCACTGGCAATGAAGCAAACGATGAAAGACAAAAACCCAAAGTTTGATACTCCGGTAGTCTCTCCACTAACAGGAGAACCTTCCCTTGATAGACAAATTAAAGAAAACTACGAGTGGGTGACTTCATTTGATTGTGTTATTCTAATGCTCGATGCAGATGAAGCTGGTAGGATTGCAATGGAAAAGGCAGCAAAGCTTCTAAAACCGGGGCAAGGCTTTATTGCAGACCTTGGTTTGATAAGCGGTCTCAAAGACCCTTGTGATTACGTCAAGGCAGGTCGGGAAAATGACCTGTACCAATGCTTCTGGAATGCCTACAACACAGGTAAGTACACACCAGCAGGCGTTGTAGGTAGCAGCCAGACATACGATGCACTGATGGAACGTGCGACTTGGGTTAAACTACCCCTTCCGGACTTTGCAAAACAACTCCAGCAAATGATGAATGGTGGCTTTGCTTTTGGTGAGATCATAAATATCGTAGCAGCAAGTTCTGTTGGTAAGACGACTGTTGTTAATGAGTTCCTATATCACTTCGTATTTAACTCAGAGCACAAGATTGGTGTCATCCCATTAGAAAGCGATATGGGTGAGTTGATTGAGAACCTTGTGAGTGTACACCTTGGAGTCAAGCTTGCCAACATGGATGATGAGGAAAAGATTGAACTATACAAAACCAAAGAGTTTAGAAAAGCTTACGATGAACTAACAAAACTTCCTAATGGAGAGGACAGGTTTATTATCCTAGACCATCAGGGCGATGTGTGTGACGAAGATCTTAAGAATAAGATTGAATACATGGTAAAAGCTACCGGATGCAGAGGAATAATTCTTGACCCACTAACACTGGCCTTAAGTGGCAAAGGAAACGAGGGGATGGATGAATTTATGTCATGGCTCTTGCGCTTTACTAAACGTGAACAAATTATTCACATCAACGTAGCTCATGTACGTAAGAGTGGTTCTGGATCTCAGGCTAATTCTACTGGTGCAGACATCCACGAAGAGGATATCAAAGGTTCAGGGTCTATTTTCCAAGTAGGTATGATCAACATCCTGCTAATGCGTGATAAGGAGCACACAGACCCTCGTGTAAGGAACACAACTAAGGTTGTTGTTAGTAAGGCCAGACGTACAGGTAACACAGGGCCAGCAGGCTTCTGGTACTACGATGGCACCAAGGCACGACTTGAGGTTGGATCAGATCCTGAAGGTGATTATACAGATGATGAACAAGATTTTGGAAGTCTTGGGGCATATACTCAAGATAATTTAGACGATAAGGCAGCGTACTGAGGTCGCTGTTTAATCCTAAAACAACTAGAAAAACTAGGAGTTATTATGGAGATAGTATTTGACATTGAGGCCACCGGCCTCTTAGACACTGGCAGCATAGAGTATAAGAAATATCCTTTTAAGTTGAAGCCAACATTTCAAGTTCATTGTATTGTTGCAAAAGACTTAAGCAACAAGGGTATGATATATAGCTTTACACCAGAAAACCTGTGGGATTTTCCCCACTTTTTTAAAAAAGCAACAAAGGTAGTTGGGCATAACATCATTGATTACGACTTGATGGTTGTTGAGTTGTTCTTTGGTCTTAAGTTTGATGTTGATCCTTTCACTATTGATGGCAAGGAAGTTGAAGTTTGTGACACACTTGTTCTCAGTAAGCTTCTAAATCCTGATCGCTCAGGTGGTCACGGTCTAGCGGCATGGGGCGAACGACTCTCTTTCTACAAGGATGACTTTGGCAAGCACACAGACTGGTCAGAGTATTCTGAGAGGATGCGGTCGTATTGTGTTCAAGACGTTCACCTAAACCACAAAGTCTATGCACATCTTATGCTGCAAGAGTGGCGTAACTGGAACTGGAAAGAGGCTTTCTGGTTAGAACAGACTTGCAGGCACTACATTACAGTGCAGAGTCACTTTGGATTTCAATTTGATTCTACCCTTGCTACATGGTGCGTTGGTGATCTGACACAGAAGATGGGAGATATCGAGAAAAAGATTGAACCACTACTGCCAAGTAAGAAAATGACCAAAGGATCTGCAAAGGAATTTACACCACCTAAGATACAGGTGAAAAAGAACGGTGATCTTTCAGCGCACATGCAGAACTTTGTTGCCAAGCATTCACTAGAGTGCAAGCAAGACGAGTACGGTGATTGGGTTTTAATTGGATATGGAAGGCGCTGGACCCTACCTATGGGTCAGGAGCCAATCTTCGATACAGAGCCTATGAAGCTTGCTGATCAGGATGCTATTAAGCAGTACCTAATGAGTCAAGGTTGGGAGCCAACAGCATGGAAAGAGAAAGACTTAACGATTAACACAAAGAAGCAGAAGCTTAGTGATGAAAAGTATCAGATAGCTGTTGATCGTTACATAGACCAGACAGTTAATGGTGAGTACTTTTCTGCGAGAATTGATCACCTTAAGATTAATGCAGGCGAGTTACGTAGAAAGCTTACGGATCATAATAGAAAAAGACCTTTGCGTGTCTTGTCTACACCTTCCTTTACTTCAGGGCAGGAGAAAAAGATCTGTAGCAATCTCGTAGCATTGGGTGCAAAGTTTGAATGGGTTGCTGACCTAGTGGCATGGCTGACTTACAGGCACAGGAAGAATTCAATTCAATCAGATAAAGGTACTGGTTGGTTGAATGAAGATCGGATTCTTGATGATGGTCGTATAAGTACACCAGCAGACACACTAGGGACAAACACATTCAGGTATACACACAAGGGTGTTGCAAACGTACCAAGGTCTACAAGCACGTATGGTGGCTACATGAGGGCGTTGTTTGGTGTACCAGTAGATCAATATCAGATTGGTTCGGATGCTGCTGGACTTGAGGCTCGTGTTGAGGCTCACTTTACAAGACAGTTTGAAGGTGGGGAAGCTTACGCTAAAGGTCTTATCTCTGAAAAGCCAAACGATATTCACACAGTTAACGCTGCAAAGATGGGTGTTGATAGGGAGGTAGCCAAAACACTAAAATATGCTTGTCTGCCTGTAGACTCAACAACTATCCTAACAAAATCTGGATGGAAGGGGTATAACCAACTATCTGTTGGTCAGGATGTTCTTACCTATAATACATCCACAGGTTTTAACGAGTGGAGCCCGGTTAAAAATATCCTCCACTACCCAGATGCTGATGTAGTGAGTATGCGTCAAAGGTCTTTTACGTTTGAGAGTACAGGAGACCACAGGTGGTTCGGGAGTATTCGCAGAGCACCTAAGAAGAGTCCCCGGTATTTTGAAGATTTGTTTAAGACCACTGACGAAATAAATACTGAGTTTAAGATTAAGAATTCAGCAGAGTATGTTGGAGGTGGCTCACATGCTAATGTAGATGAGGCTAGGCTTGTTGCTTGGATTCTCAGTGATGGTTATCTCAAGTGGTCAAAAGACACTAGGAAGACTTCATCTTCATTTGGAAATCGCAGGGGAGTTTCTTGCAGGATTTCTCAGGATGAGTCAAAGTATGCAAAAGAAATTGAGGAAGTTTTGGAGAGTGTAGGTGCAGAGTTTTCTATACATACTCTTAAAAACAACCCCAGCTTTAAGACTTTTATTCTCTCACCACATTGGTTTAGAGAATTCTGGAGTAGAGTGGGGCTACCTCAACAAAATAAGCATAATATTGATTATTTAGAGTGGGTATGCTCACTTACGAGGGAGTCGTTAGGTGGTTTTGTAGAGTCTTTCTGGCAAGCCGATGGTTGGACTCAGGCGGGCGGTAAATGTATTGGTCAGAACGAGGGTAGTGTCTACGAGGCCATACTCTTAGCTTCTTACTTGGCTGGGTATTCTCCCAAGGTATCTTGGGGTGCAACTGTGAATAAAAGACACGCTTGTATTACACTTAGTATAAATCAAAGTAGAACTTGCCAACGGATGATTAAGACTTTATCTAGGAATACGGATGTGTTTTGTATAGAAACTGCTAACTCAACTTTCGTAGCCAGACAGGGGGACGTTGTAACAATCACAGGCAACTGTAGCTACGGAGCACAGGCTGGTAAGATTGCTAAGACTCTAGGTGTATCAAAAGGAGAGGCAGAGCAGGTTTTTGAGTCATTCTGGGACGCCTCAGAACCACTAAAAATTCTTAAAGAGCATGTAGCAACATACTGGAAAACTAAAGGACACAAGGTATTCATCCGTGGTATAGACGGTCGTAAGCTTATGACTAGGTCCGAGCATTCTCTTTTGAATGTGTTGTTCCAAAGCACAGGTGCTATCGTAATGAAGCGTCAAATGGTTATGTACATGCGTAAGCTTAAAGATCGCAATATGTATAGCAACCCTTTCAGGGAGTCTGAAATTCTGGCTTCTCAGATGATGCACTACCATGATGAGTGCCAGTGGCAGGTTAGTCCAAAGATTATAGATATGTACACCTTTGATACAAAGGAAGAGGCTGAATCTTTTGAAATAGAAGGTAAGGTTCTCAGTAACGTCAAGGAAAGAGGTGGTGTCTATACAAGGGGTTGGTCTGAGGTAGGTCAAGTGTTCTCAGAGACTATGGCCGAAGCTGGACAATATTATAAGTTCCGTGTTCCTTTGGCAGCAGACTACGACATTGGAGCAAATTGGAGTGAAACTCACTGATTATTAAATAAAACTATTATGGGGTTGACTTTCATAGGTAACCCCCTATAGTATACCTCACATAGTCACACAAAAGGAGAAAAGAAATGGCAGGAAAGAGCAGGAAGAAACGGTGTAGCTCAGAAGAATTACTATGCAGCTTATCAAAGCAAGGCTGCAAAGAACCGAGCAGCAAAGCTTGAGCGTCACCAGAAGCGTCACCCAAACGATAAGCAGGGCGGTGGCACTAGCTATCGCAAGTCTCCTCCAAAGGAAGTCTCAGGGTGGCTTACAGAGGGTGTTGATTTTATCCTCACACCACGTCAAACAACTCCACTGACAACCAAAGGTAGTAACGGAAAGAAAGAGAGTGGTATTCCAGCTTGCGCTGAGAACCTTAAAGAAATGAGTAACTCTGATCGTAAGAAGTTCGCTGAGTTGTACGCACGAGTTCGTCGTATCCAAGCTCACAACGATGCTTACGGCAAAGTTAAGACAAAAGCAGCAGTTTAAATCCAATAGCAAAAGAGAGGAAGCATACTATGGCAGTACTGAAAGATGTAACACTGGCTTACGTAAAGATTCAACAACCAGCTCAGAAGTTTGAGACGGAAGGCCCACAGAATACAGAGTGGACTGTTGACTGCGTTATCAGTGAGGCAGCAGCAGGGCGTTGGACTAAGCAGTTTGCTAAGCAACCAGCAAAAGCATTTAGCAATGCAGAGTTCAAAAAGATCTACAAGTTTGACGCTCCGTTCGCTGACCAAGACAAGCAGTTTGTTGTTAAGTTGAAGAAAGATACTCACTTCAAAGACTTTGAGACAAAGCAAATCGTACAGTGTGACCCTAAGTATCGCGCAAAGCTTTATGAAAACATTGGTGAGCGTGATGGTAAGCCTTTGCTGGCCGATATCACAAAGACAAAGCTGGTAAGCAACGGTTCTTCTGGTGTTGTTATGTACGACATTGTTACCAACAAGTATGGTACTTTTGCAAAGCTTAAGGCTGTTCGTGTTGACAACCTGACTGAATATCAATCTGGTTCAAGTGTTGATGAAATTGGTGAAGTTGTTGAAGACGCAGACTACTCTACGGAGAGCGACGAAGACTACTCAACTACTGGTAACAGCGAACCTGAAGGTGAAGATGAACCTCCATTTGATCCTGATGAAGAATCAGATTACTAAGAACTAATCAAGGGCGGGGGCTAGTTATGCTCCGCCTTTTTTATTAAGAGGTAACTCTATGAGTAAATATCAAAATATAATTAATGCTGTAGATGATTTGGTTTCAGACTTTATCTACGACAACAGGAAAGAAGATGAGGATTTACCGGAAGGTGCTATTGAGAAAGCGATAGCTAACGGTGACATAACAGAGTATGAAATCGTAGACAAATTTAAGCATTCTCTAAGGGCTGGTTTACAATGATTTTTGATACCGTAGCTATTGATGGTGATATTCTAGTCTATCGTGCTGCTTCTGTTGCTCAACACACTTACTACGATATCTTTGAGGATGGTGAGTTAATTGAGACTTTTAAATACTCTAAGGAAGCGAAGGGTTATGTAAAAGACCAGTCAGAATTCTTTATGGAAGCGGATAAACTTTACGAAATTCGCCCACGACTTGAGTACTTTACAGAAGAAGACGCGAAAGAATCTTTTGATTTCCAGATGAAATCAATTAAATCAAAACTTAAAGCTAAGAAATACAAGATCTATCTCACAGGCAAAGGCAACTATCGAGAAAAGATTGCAACAATTTTAAAATACAAAGGCAACAGAGATAACACAGAAAAACCGTATTGGTTTTATAATGTAAGGAAGTACGTAGAATCTTTAGGTGCCATTGTAATCCACGGTAACGAGGCTGACGATGCTTGTTCTGTTGTGGCATACAGGGGTTATCTAGAAAACAAAGACAACCCTACAACAGTCTGTGTGTCTGCTGATAAAGACTTACGGGATACTCCCGGTAATCACTTCAATCCAGACAAAGATGATGCTGTTGTTCTCATTACAATGGAGCAAGCCAACAAAAACTTTTATCAACAACTGTTGAAAGGCGACAAATCATCTGACAACATACCCGGATGCCAAGGTCTTTCTAAATTAATTGCAGAAAAGTATGGCACAAGAAAGATCGCGTCTATCGGAGAGAAAGGTGCAGAAGCATTACTTGATGATTGCGTTACTGAGTGGCAGCTATATGAACGATGCTATGAAGTTTATCTGGCGTGGTACAGTGAGCAAGAGGGTTGGGACTCTGAAACAGAAACCTATTCTTATAAATCTTGGGACGGTACAGATCAAGAGAAATTTATCTCAGAGCTTATGAAAGAGCAGGCTGACCTACTTCATATGCAACGCATTAAGGGGGATCGTTGGCATCCACCTGAGCCTGACAGTGCCTAAAGTATTAAAGATCGACTGTCCACTAGTCGTTCTGCTCCCTAGAAAAACTAAGGAGGATAAAAATTCAGAATCAATCTCAACTATACGAATAATGCTCATTACCTTGAATACAATAAAGCCAAGAAAATGTTCAAAGAGATAGTTAGACAGATACTTGTAGACACAAAGCAGGATAAAATGAAGTTCGATAAACCAATCGACGTTACTGCTAAGCTTTATAAACAAAGTAGACGCAGATCAGACAAACACAACTTCATAGCTGCTAATACAAAGTTTCTCTATGACGCTCTAACAGAGCTGGGTATTATTGTAGACGACAACGATGAGTATATTAAAGTAGAAGTACTACAGGAAACAGAAGTTGATAAGTATAATCCTAGAGTATCCTACGTATTCACAGAGAGGGCATAAGATATATGAAGCATTTAATTATTGCAGACACACAATGTAAACCAGATCAAGATTTTACACACCTCGAAGCACTGGGCAGGTACATCGTAGCAAAGAAGCCAGATGTTATTGTGCATATTGGCGACCACTTTGATATGCCGTCGCTATCTTCTTACGACAGGGGCAAGAAAGCCTTTGAGGGACGCCGTATTAAAGAGGACTTGGATGCTGGCTACAAGGGCATGGCTCTGATCACAGGGCCACTAGAGAAGCTCCAAGAGAGTCAGAGAAGAAACAAAAAGAAAGTGTATTCTCCACGTATGATCTTTTGTATGGGTAATCACGAAGATCGTATTGATAGATTCACCAACGACACCCCAGAGTTGCATGGATTTCTCGGAACAAAGTTGTTGAACCTAGAATCATATGGTTGGGAAGTATACGATTTCCTTCAACCAGTAATGGAAAACGGTATCTTCTACGTCCACTACCTTGCAAATCCAATGACAGGTAAGCCTTATGGTGGCGCAGCATTGAACGTGCTTAAGAATGTTGGCAGATCTTTTGTCGTAGGACACAAGCAGTGCCTTGACATTGCAATCAAACCCAGCATTGACGGTAAGATGCAGATTGGTATTGTAAATGGTGCCTTCTACCCTCATGATGAGGAATACAAAGGCCCACAAGGTAACAACCACTTTCGAGGCATCACTGTACTACATGATGTTAAGCAAGGTTTCGGAAACCCAATGATGGTAAGTCTAGACTATCTTGTTAAAAAGTACGCCTAAGTAGTTGACGATAAACACACAGAAGAGGTAAAATTTATGACAGTATACGAGAAAATCTTTTTATTCAACAACTTGATTGGCAACAAGGGCGTCAGACCTTTGAGTGAAGATTTCTGGGAACAGGTTGGCAATCAAAGCGACAGGATCGTAGAAGAGGCTGCTGAAACTTATAACGCAGTTGCTGATAAGGATCTCACAGAGCTTGTAGATGGTGTTGCAGACGTTATGGTCGTTGCTATTGGTCTCTACCAGAAACTACAGCTTTGTGGTGTAGATGTTAGTGATGCCTTGGAGAGAGTTTGTGACAACAACCTAACCAAGTTCCACGACACTCCTGAATATGCTAATGAGACTGTCAAGTTCTATGAAGAAGAAGGCGTTGCTGCTTTTGTTCGTCTGACTACTATGGAAGATGGGGATGAATTCTATTCAGTAATCCGCGAAAGTGATAAAAAGCTACTGAAGCCTCACGACTTTGTAGGAGTAGACTTGTCCGATATCATTGAAATGACACAGCAACTCTCTGAGGCGGTGGAAGATGAACCCACTGAGGAATAAGATACTCTTACTTAACGCTCCCTCGGGGGCGGGTAAGGACACTATTGGCAAATGCCTTCAGGATACGTATGGTTGTGAGCTAAAAGCGTTTAAGACTGCACTCTACTGTAGTGCATATCCTTTCGCCAACTGTAATAACTATGGACAATTCATTCATTACTGCACTGATAGGACTTTAAAAGAAAAACGTTCCGGGTATTTCCGTGGAATGTCTCCTAGAGACTTCTTAATCTTTGTTAGTGAAGTTATGACTAAACCTAACTTTGGTAAAGACTTTTTTGGTAAGAAATCCGCAGACTCCATATCTATTGGAGACTTTGAACGTGGTGTTGTATTTACAGACTCAGGTTTTATTGAAGAAACTTTGCCGATAATTAACGAATTTAGTGGCAACAACATTTATATCATTCAGTTCACAGGGCAAGGTTTTAATGACTTCGAAGGGGATAGTCGAAACTTCATTGAACTAAGGGAAGCGCACACTATCAAGATGAGGCAGAAGAACGAAGACATTAAACCGGAAGTATTCACAAGACTTATTATGCAGGAGGTTATGAAGTATGGTTGATATACAAGGTAAGGGAGGTATTTCCGCAAAGATTATTGCTGATAGCGTAAGTGCTGCGGGTAAGCGTGTAACAACTTACGAACTGAACTATCCGCGCTTCATTCACTCAGAATTTTTGACACACAGGCTATTTAGCCGAAACGCTGCCAGTAGTCGTGCTATCCCAGTTCCAAAGATGATTGACAATATTAAAGCAAACACAGCGATGCCTATTCATTGGGGTGCTCACCAGAAAGGTATGCAAGCTGATGATGAATGTGATGCATTTGTGTCATCTATCCTTGGGTACGAAGGGGATGAGTACGACAAACCAAGCCGAGAGCAAGCTTGGGATCTTGCTAGGAATGACGCTATCTTTCATGCAAAAGCATTCCATGAAGCTGGGTACCACAAGCAAATTGTTAATAGGCTACTAGAGCCTTTTCAGTTTATTAAGGTTGTATGCACAGCCACAGAGTACGATAACTTCTTCTGGCTACGTAGTCACAAGGATGCTCAACCAGAGATCAGAGAGTTATCAAACTGTATGTACAAGGCTTATCAAGAGTCTGAGCCAACTTTTCTACGTATAGGTGAGTGGCACGTACCTTATGTAGACACCTTCCGGGCTAGTGATGGTGATGCAAGCCTAGAATATATAGTAGGTAACATCGGTGTGTCTCTTGAGGACGCTCTTAAGGTTTCTTCCTCGTGCTGTGCTCAAGTGAGTTATCGCCTAACAGACAACAGTCTAGAAAAAGCTGAAATGCTCTACAGACTGCTGGTAGACGCTAAGCCAGTACATGCGTCTCCCTTTGAACATCAATGTTGTCCAATAGATTGTGAAGCAGACCTTGACACAGAGGGGGTGACAGGTTATACTAATGGGCTTGGTTATCAGTCTGGTAACTTCTTTGGATTCATTCAACACCGTCAGTTGATTGACAACCACAGTTGCTGGAACTATGAGCCAGAGTAAAAAACACTCCCTCGTAGAACAGGTACTAAATGTTGGTTCAGGTTGGTTGCTATCGCTTCTGATCTGGACTTTTTTAATCGCTCCAATTTATAATCTACCAACCACATTTGTAGATAACTTAGGAATAACAATAATCTTTACTTTTATATCTATTATTCGTGGTTACTTTTGGAGAAGATACTTTAACAACAAGACGGAGAAATAAAACCTATGAATTTTTACTACTTGAGTGTTTCAGATTTGCAACTACTTGATGATTGGGTTGACCCACAACCTGAACCGACAGAGTTTGCTAGAATTCTACACACAAATGGAATGGACATCACAAGACCTTATGAAATGGTCGAGTGTAATCACAGAAATCTAAGGAATGAGATTGTGTTATGCAACAGAGTGGAAGGAAGTGAAAGAACAGACTTTGATTGGAGAGGCTCTGGTGCCGCTTCATTAGGTGCCTTCTTATACTCTACAGAAGACATCTTCCTAAAAGAAGAAATGAGACGTATGAGCAGAAGAGCAGATGCTCAGTCTGATATATATACAGAAGCAGGGGAATAACTGTGGCAGTTAGATTAAGAACACCAAAATCAGAATTTACCGTAGACTACCCAGAGGCAGTTTGGTATGCAGACAAACAAGCACACCACTTCTGGCCTCACGATGAAGTTAAGGTACATAAAGACAAACAAGATATCATGGTCAACATGACAGAAGCCGAGAGGTTTGGAACTATTGAACTTCTTCGCTTATTTACTAAGTACGAACAAATAATTGGTGACGAGTTTTGGTTAAACTTTGTATTTAGAAAGTTCCCAAGACCTGCGGATATCCAACCAATGGCTGCAATGTTTGGTGCAATGGAACTACAAGTTCATGCTAAGTTTTACTCAAAAATTAATGAAGAACTTGGACTAGCAGATGATGAATTCTATAGGAGTTATCAAGATGATGAAGACCTTAACCAACGTATTAAATTTCTTGAAAATACGCTTGATGGGGAAGATGATCTACGAGCCTTGGGTGCTTTTACATTCGGAGAAGGGGCTATTCTTTATACTTCATTCGCTTTCTTAAAGCACTTCCAAAGTTCAGGTAAGAATAAACTACTGAACTTGGTGAGTGGTATCAACTTCTCTGCTCGTGACGAGAACCTACACGCGGAAGCTGCTGGTTGGTTATACAGAACACTTCAAGGAGAAATGCTTGAGGCTGGTGAGATAGACGAGAAAGATATTGAAAAGCTAAAAGAAGATATGTATATTGCGGCAGAGACAGTTTTCCAACATGAGCGTGTAATTATTAAACGTATCTTCTCTAAAGGTAAGATTGATGGTATCACTGAGGTGCAACTAGAACACTTTGCACAAAGCCGGGTTAACTATTGTCTTGAGAATCTTGGACTAGAACCCCTATACAGTGTGCCATATAACCCTGTAGCAGTTTGGTTTTACAAAGGGATAAACGGATATATGATGCAGGATTTCTTTAGCTCACAAGGTAATCAATATGTAAGAAATTGGGATAAGGAGGGGTTTACTTTCAATGGCGTATGAGAAACTAAGCGAAGAACGTAAGAAGCTACAAGAGCAAGGACTGTGCCCTCAGTTTTGGAGTACAGGTGGATACCAGCTATTCAAAGAGAAGTATTTGTATCAGGCTGCAAACCCTAGAGAGCAGTATATGCGGATTGCAAGTACACTTGCAGCACATACACCAAACCCACAGGCGTGGAAGCATACATTTTTTGACCTTATGTGGAAGGGCTGGCTGTCACCTTCAACTCCTATTTTATCGAACACAGGAACAACCCGAGGGCTTCCTGTGAGTTGTGCTGGAAGTTATGTTGGAGACAGTATAGATGAAATCTACAAGGCGCGTCACGAAACGGCGATGCTCACTAAGATGGGATTCGGTACTGCTGGATACCTCGGTGATATTCGTGGCCGTGGCTCTGATATTAGTATCGGTGGTAAGACATCTGGTGTTGTGCCTCTGCTTCAGCTTTTCCAAAAGGATATGGAGTATGTTGCACAAGGTACAGCAAGGCGTGGTAGCTGGGCAGGCTATCTTCCAATCGACCATAGCGACTTCTACGAGGTGTGTGAATACCTTGAAGCAGAACCAGATGGTAATAATGTTGGTTGGAATGTATCTAATGATTTCATTAACCTTCTGATAAATGGGAATGAGGATGCCCTTGATCGCTATAAAACAGCATTAAAGACTAAGATGATGACAGGTAAGGGGTATTTCTTCTTCCCTGATAAAGCTAACCTCAAGCGACCTGAGTGGTATGTTGCACATGGTCTTGATGTTAAAGCTCCACAGCTTTGTAATGAAATTATGCTACACTCTAGTGCTGAATATACCTATACATGCGTTCTAGCATCTATGAATCTATTCTTCTACGATGATTGGAAAGATACTGACGCAGTATATCATTCAACCATCTTTCTTGATTGTGTTGTACAGGAGTTTCTTGAGAGAGGAAAGAATATCCCCGGTCTTGAAAAGGCTATTGCAGCAACTAAGAAAGGTCGTGCTCTAGGACTTGGTGTTTGTGGTCTACACACACTTTTCCAAAGCAAGGGTATGTCTTTTGGTGGTTTCGAAGCTCACATGCTTAATAATAAAATCTTTAAAGGTATTAGAAGCGAAGCAGAGAGAGCTACAAAGTGGATTGCAGAACAGTGGGGAGAACCAGATTGGTGTAAGGGGTACAATCGTGCCAACACTCACCTACTTGCTATTGCTCCTACAAAATCTACTGCTCTAATAATGGGTGGTGTTTCAGAAGGTATAAACCCAGACACAGCGATGGTATATACCCAAAGAACACCTGCTGGTGAGATTGATAGAGTAAATCCTGTGCTTCTAAGCCTTATGAAAGAGCTTAAAGTAAACACACAGGTTAACATTAAAGACATACGGGACAATATGGGAAGTGTTCAGCACGTCACTTGGTTAACCGAAGAACAGAAAGAGGTCTTTAGGACAGCTTTTGAGATTAACCAGTTTGATGTTATCAGACTTGCTGCTGCGAGAGGGAAGCATTTAGATCAATGGCAGTCACTTAACCTATTCTTTGCTGCTGGTGAAGACGAGGGATATATTAGTGAAGTTCACAAGGAAGCTTTTTTGAATGAAGATATTCTGGGTCTATATTATATTTATAGTCGAGCAGGTATCCAAGCATCTAAAGGAGAGTGTTCAGCTTGTGAGTAACACATAAAAACCCGGAGAGCCTATTAAGCTTTCCGGGTTTAATTGTGCGTATAATAAAAGTATTGTTATTTTATTGTTTTATTAAGCCTTGTTGTTTAAGATCAACGGCCATTCCAAATACCATTTGCCTTCCATCAATAAGATTGAGATATAGTCTTACAACCATTCTTTCTTTACTGGCGCGATTGATATCTTTAGGGTAAGGCCCGTAAGTTACAAGACTATCTTTGGTTCTTAACACTTCAAGGGCATTCTTTCTAAGTGCTTCAGAAATCTTTGGACCCCAAATCTCAGAGTCAGCTAAACCTCTGTATTTATTTCTTGTTATACCGTGCGTATACTCATACTGTTTGTTAATCAACAGCATTTTAAACTCAGGTTCACTGTCTTTGTTGTAGGTTACTTCCTTAAGCCAAGCCTCGAAAGGCAATCCATCCATGAATTTCTCAAACATATCAAGAGTATTTAGATCTTTATTTAGTTGACTTTGCAACCTAAACACTTGACTTGTTAGTTCAACTATCTTAGCGTTTGAATTAGCTTGCTGCTCTTTCATCGCTGTTTCAAGATGTCCAATCCTGCGAAAAGCTGACTCCAATCTACTTGCTGCCGCAATGGAGTCTGCACTTACAACATCACCCTGAACTGCAAACAAAGTACCGGCCAGAACTGCTAAAGAAGTAATGATTGACGTTACTACTTGTACAAACCATCCTCTATGTTGGTCGGTCATTTTATTATCTCCCGTTTACTTATCGTAAAGTTTCTTTAATTCCTTGCTTAGATTGAGTGATTGCTTCCGTTGTAATTCACACTTGCCTATGACAGACAGTGCCATAATATATTCATTCATTAAGTCTTCTTTAGAGTAACCGCCCGGATATACACGTATTGTGCAGGGTTGGCTGAGACTCTCAGAAACTGCAATTGCTTGGGTCTCCGTCTGTAAGACAGTGCGATTGCTTGAGCAACCTAACATCATCATTAGAAAGATACTCATCACAAGGCTCTGTAAGGCTCTCTGCTTCATCTTTAACATCTCCTGTGGGGTTGCTTGGGGTGGGCTTAAAAACCTTCTCCTTCAGCTTCTCAGTAGCCTTATTAAGAGCCTTCTCCCCTTTTCTGACCTTTGTGACTGCCTCATCAGTTAACTCAATACTCTTTAGGGCTTTATCTGTCTGACTCTTCTCTTCTTCAACTGCCACACTTAGCTGTTCATTTGCAGCAGCAGCTACTTCCTTCTCTCCATAAAACTTATAAGATAGATACATAGCACTACTTAAAGCACCAATTAGTATAACTATAGCTATACCCATATACTTAGTTAGTGGGGACGCCAGTGTACTCATTAAGCTCTTCAACATATTTCCAAATCACCTCTTGATTGTTTCTGTAGTAAGCCTTTTAACTGTCCTCCAAAATCTTTTTACATACCCAACAGTTTCTTTTGAGTGGCGACCAGTAACTTCAGGTAGTGATTTATTTATATCGCCCCAAAGGATAGCACCACCACTCTCTCTCTGCGCTTCGAGTATGTTTCCGAGACCTGCGTTATAAGAAGCTAAGGCTAAGTCGTGTATCTGGCAAGTACTCCTGTTGTGTCTTGTCCAGTTCTTTCTTAGCCCTTCCATATAAATAGCCTGTGCTTGTATAGACAGTTTTACGTTGTATTGACTTTTTGTTGTCTTTAAGATTTTCTTCATATCCCCCCAAGTATAGTCCATAAATTGAGCTATTCCTTTTGCACCTACAGGGGATTCCGCGTTTGGGTCTAGGCCAGACTCAATATAAGCCTGTGCTTTTAACCAGTACCAAGGAACTTCTGGGAGATAGTATGCAGACCATTTTCTAAATGAGTTATCATACTTGTTTGAGATAGCGTCTGCATCCATTGCAAATGCAAGGAAAAAAAGCACCACTAAAAATAGCAGTGCCTCCTTTAATGGTCTTTTCATAAAGTCTCCTTAGAAACCTACGGCTTTACCAATAACAAAACCTACAATAAAAGCAACACCAATGAATCGCATACCGTAATAGGTAGCTATTGCTTTAGGATCACTTTCTATTGTATCAAAAGCTTTCTTAAAATCAATCTTAGAAGAAGCATCGAATGTTCTTAGAACAAAACCCATGTGCCGATAAGCCCGATGACTAGCGCTGCTATAGCAATTACTAGTCTAAGTATTACACCTTCAATCATATATTTTCCTTTTAGTTAATTTTGATTATGTCCACACAGCCCTGAGAGGTCGGTTAGCGTTCCGTCTAAAAGCTGAGTGAGCATTGAATTGATTAATCTTTTCTACCTCCATAGAAATCAGATAGGGTTATTTGTCCAGACGTAGGTATATTACCATTAACAGATGTTGTGGTAGTTCCTTCACTTGAACGGTAAATACCGTAATAATCTATGTATCTAGGCGGATCATTACCTGGGCCAGGTATAAAATCTTCTTCTCTGAGGGTTCCTTTGTAATACGTCTTACCGTTAATCACAACAGAGGTTGACGTGTTGTCACTAGACTGATATATTTCTTGGTCTCCCCAAAAAACTGTTGTTCTATCATAGTTATCACCAGAATGCCTCCGCCAACATACATTATCTTTTATGTAATTCTCACCACTAGAGGGCTCCCTTACTACAGTACTTGTTGTAATACTAGAAGGTACGTAAGGCCCACCCCTGTAATAGTCATTAATGCTTACAGGATTGCCACCACCAAACTCTGACTCTATATCCTCAAAACTGATTGAACCTGATGTTTGTAAAGTCATTATCCAATTCTCCGTTTTAATCTATCAATCTGAGTTTGCTGTTCTTTAATGGCTTCAATCAAAAGACCAACCATGTTTCCGTAGGCTACGGACAGTATTCCATCTTTATCTTTTTGCACCGCTTCCGGTAATACTTTTTGCACTTCCTGTGCTACCACACCAGTGTTTCTTGAACCATCTTTAATTCTAGTGTAGGTGTAACCAGAAAGCTGTCTTACTTTTTCTATAGCTTGCGGAATCAATGTAAGATCTTTTTTCAGTCTTCTGTCCGAGTTGTTGGTGAGACTACCGCTGAGAGTTATATTGCCATTCACATCGAGATTACCACTCATGGTATCACTCTGATCACTTCTCAAAAACTGTGAACTATTTAAGCCATCTAATTCATTTGAGTCATCTGCTTTATCATTAGTTCCTAGATATCTGCCATTAGACTCTCCTTTAGAATAAACATCTAAGTTTGATCTTGCAGCCCCAGTGTTAGATAGCTCAGAAAGATTACTTGATTCGTTTAGATACCTAGATTCTGTTTCAGTCTTTGTGTAGACATCTGATTTAGAATAAACATATAAGTTTAATCTTGCAGTTGAATCATTAGCTAGGTCAGAAAGATTACTTGATTCGTTTAGATATCTCCCATCAGATTGAGACTGTGTATAGACATCTCCTGTAGAATAAACACCTAAGTTTGATCTTGCAGTCGAAGCATTGGTTAAATCAGAAAGATTACTTGATTCGTTTAGGTATCTACTATCAGACTCTCCTGTAGAATAAACATCTAAGTTTGATCTTGCAGTTGAATTACTGTGTAAATCAGAAAGATTACTTGATTCGTTTAGATATCTCCCATCAGATTGAGACTGTGTATAGACATCTCCTGTAGAATAAACATCTAAGTTTGATCTTGCAGTCGAAGCATTGGTTAAATCAGAAAGATTACA